CTATTGAAGCACCATTAACAATGTTTCTATCTAATGCTTGTGCATTTGTTACATCATTACTCACAACGTATGCTTTTACTGGTTCTTTTTTATCTTGTCCTATTACTTGTGCTAGTTGATTTGTATCAGATGAACCTACTACATTAAAACTTGGTGCTTGTGGTGCTGATATTGAACCAACACTACTCGCACCACCGCCTTTACTACCAACCATTGATTTAGCTGTACTTACTGCACTTTTAATACTCATTGCTATACCTGCTGCTTGTGTTGCAAATATTGCTATTAATGGTATGTTGGCAGGAGGGGGTGCTGCACTCGCTGCTTTCATAAATCCTTTTGCACCATCTACACCTGATTCTGCTGCTGATGATATAATTCTTTGCATAGTTGCTTGCGCTACCATTATTTGCTCTTTTAGCATCATACCAGTTTTTAAAAGAAACAACGCTTTAGCTATTTTGCTTTCTTCCCCTGCAGCCATTGCTACTGCATCCATAGCATCCATTACACCTTGCTTTTTTTGCTTTTCTAATTCAATTAATTTTTCAGCATCTTCTATAGCTTTTTCGTCTGCTTCTGTTTTTAAATCTGCTGCTTCGCGCTCTAAAGATATTCTATTAATTAATTGTTCAGACCTAAACCCTTCTATTTGTGCTAATACTGCTTCACGTTCGTTTTGTGCTTCTAGTAAAGCTATGTAATTTTCTTGGTTTTGGTTTTTATCATATTCTGCTTGTGCTGCTCTAATTGTAATATCTACATTTTCAAGCATTAACTTTTGTTGTTCTTCTAATACTTCGCCTAACTTATTGTTTGCTGCAATTCTTTCTTCAATAGTTTTGCTTTCATCATCTCTTATTTGTCTTTGTTGTTCTGCTTGTCTGTCGTACTTCTCAATTAGACCTTGATTAATAACCGCAGCTACTTCTGCTTGTTTGTTTAAATCTACTGTTGCTCTTGCAGCTTCTACTGTTGATTTTGCATAATTTGCAATACTATCTACTACATTTGGAATTACTTCCACTACTTTGTCAAACGTATTATTTACTCCTGTTACTACATCAAATAATTCTTTTCCTGCATTTTTTGCGCTTTCTGCTGCACCTGCAAAATCTCCACTAAATACTTTTACAACCGCTTCTCCTAAAAAACCTAAAGCATCTAAGGCACTACTTATTCTTTCTATTACATTATCTACTATTGCTTGACCAAAGTTCTTTAAAGATTGTACAGGGTTATCAAATAAGCCTTTAAAATAATCAATTACCGTTCCTACGTTTGAATCAAGAAATTTAAAGAAATCATTAAAAGATAAACTTAATGCTTCAAATGCAGTATTAAATCCATCTGTTACTTTTTGATTTTGATTAAATACTTCTGCAAGTTTAGAAAATGCTGCAATAGCTAATCCAATTCCTGCTGCTTTTAAAGCATTTCCAATACCTTTTACGCCTTTTGCAACTCCACCTGTGGTTTCTTTTACTTCGGTTAAATTATCGTCTATGCGTTGTACACTATCAGCTACGCCTTTTAAATCTTTTTCTGCTTTATCTACTTTGGCTTCTAATTCTATTGTTTTCTTTATGCTCATAATTCCTTTCTAAATTGTTGATATGCTTCTTTAATTGATTCAGGATATTTGTTTTTTCCTAAAGCAATATCTATGTATTGACCTTTCCATTTTTCGTTTCTTGCAAACTCCAATAAGTTTAATATGTTTTGTATCATTATGATGTTGATTCTAAGTTTCCTGTATTTCCAAATAAATATCCTTTTCCACCTTCTTGGCTTCCTGTTATACTTGCCCCACCTTTAATATAAATTGTATAGTATTGATATTGATCAAAGTCGTATTTAATTTCCGCGCCACTTACATCTCCCATACTAAATATTCCATCTTGTCCTGTTGCATCAAGATATTTAAATGATTGAGATAAACTATACCAAGTCCCTTGAATAGGATCATATTGGCTTGTAAACCATTCTACAATCTTCTTAATATAATATTGTGTATATATATTGCTGTAGTTTCTTATTATTTGACCATATTGCCCTGACGTTCCATTATAATCTCCAAAATCTACATTAAAATAGAAATCAGTAGATAAATTTGTATATATATATCCTGTTAGTAATTCTCCAATATCATTATTAAATTGACTTTGAGAAGTAGAAACTGTAGATGATGATTGAACATCAGATATTGCATCAGCAAAAGGGAAAACTAAACCTGTATTTGTTCTTGCATAAAATCTCCAATAATATGTAGCAGGGTGTGTTAAGCCACTCTTTTCATACGATGCTTTATTAGTAGGTAAAATATATCTAGCTAATTCATCCCTTACAAAAGGTACTGTTGTTACCCCTGCTGTTGCTTTTAAAACATCTACATCATTACTGCTTGTTAAGTAGCCTTCAGTTGTTGAATACAAAAACCCATACTCATCCATTATTTCTAAATTGTCTCCAACTTTTCCTAAAGCAATAACTTGGTAATTAAAGAATACATTTGTATTTGTAGATACAGTTACTTGTGATGGAGCAATAGTTGGTGGAGTTACAACTAAATCAACCCCATCATAAATAGGTGTAGGATTATTTATAACAATATCATTTGGTATTACTGTACTAATATCAGGAATTGTAAATCCATCATTTAAATCTGTAGCATCTGCCCTTAAATAACTGTCATCTGCAAAATTTAAAATTGTATCGGCTGTAACATTTAAAGATGCAACTGTTGCTAAAGTGTTAAATTTGTATTCTTCAAATATGTTATTTAATTCTAAAGTACTTTGGTTTGTTTCAAAATTAGTTGTAATTTTATTTATCCTATAAATGTCATCAAATAGTGTTATTTTATCTGATAAATTTAGATCAAACAACATACTCATAGGCAAATACGCCTTTACATTTGTAAGTCTTTTTCTTAGGTCAAACATATCTTTAACGTAAGTCTTATAGTATGTTTCAAACAATGTTTTTTGATTTGGTGTTCCTGTATATTCATCAAACTCTTCATTAAAGTTTAGGTTAGGTATACCCGTACCAAATACATTTAAATAACTTATAGAATTTAAAGGCATAAATGGAGAATTTACATCTATTCTAGCACCTTCTAAATCAATTGCTGCTATTGGTGTTACTATTGGTTGTGCTGCATAAAACAATAATGGATCTCCTAAATAAGGCGATTGACTTTCATCTACTGAATAACCATACTGTAAATTAGTTTTGTTTTCTGTTAAAGATAAATTATCAGTAACATATAAACGCTCATATTTAAAATGCTCAAAGGGTAGTTCAATTGTGTAATTTTGACCATCAAGTTTTTCCCCATCTTTATATGATAACGCACCCCATTCTTTGTTTGCTATGTCTTTGTGATTTTTAGCTAAAAAAGAATCTGTACCCTTGTACTTAAATTCTAATTCTTTAAATGGTAGTACATTATCTACTGTATTTTGCGTTTTATCAACGTGCTTTGTTATGTCCCAATTTTTATTGCTACTTGAAAAGAAAGTGTCTAATGTTTTTACTACAATAACACCATCTTTATTTTGAAAAGCAGTTAGATTAAACATTTTAAACAAACCTGTTATAAAGTCTATCACTTTTATATCAGGAATTATAGAACTAATACTAACAGTTTTACCACCTACCTTTTTTTCTGCAACTCCATTTGTTGCTGTAATAGATTTTTTTGATTTAAATACATTATTTGGATTATCCTCTATTGTAATATCAATTTCGTAAGTTGAATCAACTAAAGTTTCTATAAAAAAAGTATAAATACCATTTGGTATTTCTATATTAGTTACTTTTCCTGTAGTTGTTCCATTTGTAGTTGTTCCTGTTAAGTCATCAAATCTTTGAAATTCTTCTCCATCTTTTTTAATAACTAAATTGTATAAGCTACTTCCTGATGAATTTACATTTACCCTTAATTCCCTTTTTGATTTATCTTCATTAAATTTATTTACAAATGAAGTACTAGAAAAGCCTGATATATCAGAAGTATCTCCAATAATATTAGATATTCCTGTAACAGGATATTGAGCATCTTGGTCTTGAAACAATTCTCCTTCTTTATTATGCAACCATAAATATAAATTGTAAAAAACAATATTGTCTTTGCTAAAAAAGTCCTTACTAAATGTTAAATTATAGTTTGGATTATTTTCTATTGCTTTTATAATAGAATAAACTCTTATTGCAGGTTTTAATTCTGATATTGGAACTCCATAATTACTACCTACGTTTGTTGCATATATATTTTTAGTAGTATCTGTATTTACAACTCCTGAATCTGTATCGTATATCAACCTACTTTTCGTTGTTATCAATGGAAATATAACAGCATCATTAATATTTTCAGTAAAAAAATTTACATCTAACCCATTTTCCATATAGGATTTAATGTTAGCTGTACTATACTGAAAATTAAAATAATGTAATTGAGTTAGATTGCTCAATTTATCTTCTCCTAAAGTATCTTTTAAGTTTACAATATTACCATAGAAAGTAAGTTTGTATGTATGTGGTTCATTGTTTTTAAGCTGTACGCCTTCTAATTTTATTTTACCATCTTTAAATGGTTTATAATTCATATAAATACTAGCATTTACTTTTCTACGAGCATCAAAACCAACTATATTAAACCTATGAAAGTGCTTAAATATTTTGTTATTGTTTTTAGATGCAGGAACATTAAAGGTTCTTGTATAATCAGTAAACACTTTAGAAATATCTCTTATATCTTGTATTGATTGTGTAAGTGTTATACTTTCATCTTTAAATAACTCAACTTGTTTACCTTCTATATATAATTGTATTTCTACCATTATCGTACATTATTTACTTTGTCAAATGCAAAATCAAAGTTTATTGTGTAATCTGTTAGTTTGTCATTTAAACTTGTTTTAAATTGTAATGTTTTACTTGTTGGTATTACAGGTAAAGTTTTGTTTTCATATCTAATCCAAACGTTTTCACTTAAAAATAATTCTTCAATAGTTTCATTCATACTTTCTTTTATAAACCCTGTATTTAAAGTAAGATTAGTTTTACCATTTACGTTATATCTTTGTGATTGACCTTCTGAAGTTGAATAAGTAGATGAATCATTAGCAACTGTATTGCGTTTAAAAGTTTCATCTGACACGTTAAGACTTTCAATACTCTTTTTAAAGAAGTATAAATCTTGAAATGCTCCGTATTTATTTACAAACGTAATTTTAAAAGGCGTGTACTTTGGTTCACAAATATTAGTTACACTAATTGTTTTTAGAAGTGTAGTATCATTTGTATCATAAACTTGTATTGTAGAACTATTTTGTGGAATAGTAACGTACTGTATTTTTTGGTTTGTATTACCGTTATCCGTTATTTGTGTATCAACAGCATCAATAGTTACTTTTCCAACTCCTTCTGCAAATATTGGTAATTTACCTTCTGTATTTTCTTGAATATAAATATCATTTGAACTTATAAGTACATTCCTATCTAATTCAGGGTTTGTACCATCTTCAAAATATCCATATCCATCTGTTGCTATATGTGTAAATTCTTGTGGATTGTTATATGTATAAAGTTCATCAGCTTGGTTAAAATATTTTACAATTCCTTTTACCCACCTTGTATGACTTAAATAATCATTATCAAATGTTATATCTAAATAATCACGCACCAATTCCCCTATTTCTAGTGTAATATTTTCGTGTCCTTCTATTCTTGATTTATTTATTTGATAGTTTGGAGTCATAGCTGAATAAGCAGTTTCTAATCCTTGATAAACATATAAATCTAATTCTATTCTTTTTAATGACATATTTTTATTTTATAAAATTGTACCTGATCCTGTTCCACCACTTGCACAGCTATGAATTTCAACTGATAAAACAATCCCTGTTGTATCTATTTGAATAACCTTAAAATCTCCTACACCTATTCCTGCTGCAGATGAAACGCTCGAAGTACTTACAGCATAATATAAACCCCTTCCATTAAAAGGAGTGCCACTATAACAGATTTTATGACCCATTAAAGTATTTATTGAAGAACCTGTTGAAAGTACTGCTTGTTTACAGGCGTATGTAGCATCGCAAAAATCTCCCCTTGTTCGTTTTCCTGTTGATAAATAATATTGATTTGTCCCACATTCATCAAATGCAGCAGGTTGTATTAATTCTTTTGTACAAGGTATTGTCGTACCTGCACTAGCATATCCACTAGGAATAGTAATATTAAATGTAACATTTCTTGCTGTATTAACTGATACTTCATTAAAACCTATACTTGGATCAATACTTGCTATTGTTCCATTTGCTATAAGACCTTTTGTAATTGAACCGTTTGTGTTTATTCCTTGTTTTGTAAGTCCTGCTATTCCACAAGTAAATGTAGGATCGATACCAACTGATGGCTGTGTAAATGTTTTGCTACAAGTAGATATTGTTGAACCTGCGTTTGTGTAACCTGCAGGAACTAAAATATCAAAAGTTAATGTTACAGATCTATCACTTCCTGTATTATTAGCAGTAGTTGTTGGTGAATATCCTGTAATCGTTCCTGTGGTATTTGGATTTGTTACAGTTCCATCTGCTGCTATACTTCCACCATTTGCATCTAAGTTTGCAGTTGTACAATCATAAGTAGGTGGATTTAAAGAAGTTATTGTTACACTAATTGATTGAACAGCGTTACAAGTGTTAGATCCACTATCAGAAGCAGAAGCATAAAGTGTTGTTGATCCTCCAATAGCATTACTACTTATTGTTAATGTTGATCCACTTACTGCTGTACTTACTAAAGTTGGATTTGAATTACTAACACTATAGTTTGTTATTGGATATGCACCTTGAGTAAAGTAATTGGACAAATCAATATCTACACTATTGCCCCCACTATTTAAACTTTGTGAAGGAATAGATCCATTTAAAGTAATTTGTGGCGTACAAGGTGTAGGTTCTACGACTGTTGTAGTTAATCCTGCTTGTGTAGCAGTTGCATTACAATAAAAATAAACATCACTTGTGTTTGTAAATCCTGCAGGTATTCTTAAAGTAGCTGTTATTGTTCTAACTGTATCTGAACTAACTGTGCCAAATTTACCATTTGCAAAGTCTCCTGCTGAACTTGTATAAGAAACTAACACGCCAACTGTTGGACTTGGCTCTGTTACTACTCCCTGATTGTTTACAGCAAAACCTGTTAATCCCGCATAATTTGGGCTACAATCATAAGTAGGTAATGGAACTTGTGGTTCTGTTAAATGTAAATAAAACGGACTTCTAACATTTATTTTTTTGCTCATCTTAATCTATCTTCTTTTAGTGTAAAGGCTAAAAAATCTTCTACGTCTAAGCCAAAACTATTTATTAATTCATCAGGTAACTTTTTAAATCCTTGCTCAAATGGTTTAGTAAAAAACAAAGATGGTTTAATACCTTTTTTATATATGCTTCTTGCTATTAAATATCCTATTGTATTATAATTACCTTTTTTATACTTTCCTTGTTCGTCTCTTAATCTTATGTTTCTACTTTGCGCCCATTTTGCTAAAGGTTTAATTGGGGGCATTTTAGACTTATAACTATAAGGTGTATTGTATTTCTTTTCAGTACCACTTACTCCTTTGTCTTGGAATATACCATAATCTTCCATTTCAAAGTCTACAGCAATAGAATTAGGCATAACCTTTATATTACCTTTCAAACTATTATAAAGTTCCTTAGAAACGTTCTTATTGCTTTTAGACAACCTTGTACGTGCTTGTTGTATAACAAAGTTTTTAAATGCTTCTAATGCTGCTTCTGTTTTTTTTAGTCGCATATTGTCATATCGTTTTGTACTACTACATCAAAAGTTGCTGCCCAACCTGCTAATTTGTTTTCAAACCTATCTACAAATGGTTCACAACTTACATCTCCTTGTACTTGATACAATTCTGTGTATAAGTCTCCACGTTGTAATATGTTAATGATTCTAGTAAGTAAAGCTAATTGAGTATTCAATACATCTTGTTCATTATCGTTTCCTACAAATATATCAGTAGTTTCTGCTTTGCTTATATCTACAATATCCATAGCCAATATGCTTACATTAAAAGTAATTGTCTTACTTCCTACTGTTGTGTTGTTTACTATTATATGTGATAATGGGAATATAGTTTGTTTGTTTAAATCTACATCATCCAAACTTCCAAACGTAACTGTATTTACAAATGGTTCTGCTATTAAAGCATCTTTTAGTTTATCCGTTAAATTGTAAAAACCTTTCATCTACGTTTTATTAATTGTTTTTCTAGTTCGTTTTTATCTTTTTCAAATGCTAAATACATTAAACATTCGTGTACGTTTAGTTTGGTAATGTTATTAAACTTGGTAACATCCCCTTTAGCGATTCCATAGACCGATTGATACCATCCCCACTTAGACCCAAAGTTTGCTTCTGTTGAGTAGTCATTTCTTTCTCCGTTACTTCCTGTAAATAGTTCAGGATAGTTTGTGTTAACTCGTTGCTTAAATGATAAAAAAAAACCATAGCAGCAAACACTACATCTAAAGGTGCTTGTTTCATTGCTTCGGAATTTACCATTCCTGTATATTCTTCTATTTGGTATTTATGTCCCTTGCTAAATGTTATTGGTCTGTATAGTACACTCATTGCTTTGTGCATTGTTTGCCAATCTCCTAAGTTTTCGTCAAGGTCTATATATTCCCCAAGTGTCATATCATCTAATACAGGTATAAAACCCATTTTAACACCACCTAATTCAAAAGTAGGTATTAATGTGTGTTTACTATCAAACACTTTATTTAAGTGCATTACAATGTCTTGTACGCTTTTGTATTTAATTGTTGCTACATCCTTTAAATCAAGGTTGCAAAATATCTGCACCATCTTTTGAAGTAAGAAGGTAGTATCTTGATTTTCTTTAGTGTTTAGCTTTTCAAACTTTTGATATTGACCTAAAGTAATTTCTTTAAGTGTATCAGGTACGTTTATTTCAATCTTCATATATATACAATAATTTAATTGCTAATCTGTATAAAAGGTAATAAAAAGAAAAAGGTAACATTTCTGCTACCTAATTCCCAACCATACCCAAATGAAAAGTTTTAATGTCCTAATATAAATCTATTGTATGCGTATTTATATGCTTCTTCTATTTTGTTTTCTAATTCAATACTGTTTTGTTTGTAAGGTATTTCTTTTCCCTTTATTTTGGTCTTACCTTTGTAGTCTATGTAAAGTGTAACTTCTTCACATTTATATCCACCTTGTTTAGTAGGTTTTTGTACTACATATATTTCTTCGTACCAACAGGCTTCTCTCATTTTATAGTCCTCCAATGATTCTAACTATTGCATCACTAATCCAATCAAATGCAACTAGCATATTCAAAAATAGAACTAAACTTAATGCTCCACCTATTCCAACTGCTGCACCACCTAATATAACTTTTACCACTTGCTTTCTGTTTTCTTTAGCAATCAGTTCTTTAATCATTGTGTATTCTGTTTTGTTTTCCATAATATAATTATTGGTTATACAAAAGGGGAGTTGCCTCCCCCTGTTTTTTTATCCGTTTAAATAAGCATCATTACTGACTTGTTGCGACCAATGATAAAAATGTTTGGCACATCTTTTTTGACACGCTTCTTTTGTTTCAAAACTTCTTAAATAAGTTTCATAAAGTTCATTGTCAACATATCTTGCGATAAACCATTTTTTTGATGCGTCTTGAAATGGTTTAAAAGAAATCATTTGGTCAATTGCGTTTTTGTACTGTTTCATTTTGTTATTGTTTTTGTTATTAATAGTGCTAATATATAAACAATTTATTAACTACCAAAATATTTTACATTTTTTTTTAATAAATAAAATATTCCCCTTTGTTTGGGTTCTCTAATTGGTCTGTTAATACATACCTAGCAGCATCTATACAGTCAGGATGTTCCCCTGTAGGTTTTTGTAAAGTGTTACCTTCTTTGTCTTTTGCCCATACATATCCTGCTAATTCACGTTTAAGGTTCTTACTTCTTGCAGTTACATATATTTCATTTTGGTTTATTAGGTTCAATCCATATACCACCGAATCCCTTCCTTTACTTACTCCATATATAGAATGTCCATATCCTTGTAGTTCTGCTATTGATTTTGGTTCAGCTGAATCAGCTACAATGTTTTCTTTTATATCTAATTGAGTTAAGTATCTACTTA